GGACACCAATTGCACCACTGATATAATNAGTTNGCTTGATATCAAGCAAACTGCATACAGATGATTGTGAAGAAGAGTATGACAGCGTGATGTTAAACAATGGAGCAGCTGTGGTTGTCGTTGTAGTTGATGTCGTTGTTGTCGACGTTGTTGTTGTCGACGTTGTAGTTGTTGTCGTAGTTGTAGCAGCGCACTCTGAGCAGCTACCATACAAATAAAGTATGTCACCATTTTGAGATCCTGGTGATGCTACTGCTTTTATTTCACAACAATTACCATTACTATCTTTTACATAGCTAGGCACAGTCAATTGTTGTGTACTTTGGTGTCTTAGTAACAATGGTGATCCATCTGTACACTTCTCAGCGTTGTAATAGTAGTAAGGTGGGGCAGTAGTTGTTGTAGTTGTACCACCACAAGCTGTAACATTCAACACCTGACCTGTATCTGCAATCAAGCAAGCATACGTTGTGCCTGATACTCTGATAAGATACCAATTGAAAGCACCATCAAATAGAGTTGTGCCACCAGAATCTGTGTAAACAAAATTGTTTACTGCAGGAAGTGCTGCACCACCATTATGGTAGTAATTAACATAAGATGGAGTTGATGCGCATGTTGCTGATACTGATGTAAATCCAGTTGTATCAATCTCAAATGATCTTAAAGCAGGCGCAGTTGTTGTTGACGTTGTTGACGTTGTTGTAGTGGTTACTGCACATGAAGTACAGCTTACATACGTTACTATAGGTGTAACTATATTATAATAAGGTGAAGATGCTGTTGTAGATCCATTTATTCTCCAACAATTACCATCCGTTGTTCTGACTAACAAACCAGTAGTTATACTAGTTCCTAATGAATTTCTTAAAACAACATTCAATGAGCTATCGATACAAGATGTTGCTGTAAAATATGTTCCAGAAGGTAGCGTAGTTGTTGTAGTTGTAGTAGTTGTAGTTGTAGCATAGGCATATGTATTTACAACATATCCATACTTATCAACCTGTATAACGTAGCTAGAGTCATTAATATAATACCACTTAAGCCCCCCAACGAATTCTCTAGTTAGCTCAGGATCAAAATATACCTTATTGCCATTTGTCGGTATTTGGCCACTGCCGTCAAAGTACATTAATGTGAATGTAGGTATGACGTAAGTAGCATCAACAGCTGTATCTTTAAACTGCTCTATATCTATTAATACAGGCTTGCTAAGACCATCTGAATCAACTACGATAGAAATAGTAGCATTTGGACTAGTACCTACACAGTTTGTTGCATTTACAACTATTGTATATGTACCAGGAGCTAGATTAGAGTAAGATATAACACCTTCAGAAAATGACGCACTAGAAGGTAAATTACTACTAACTAATGTCCAACTTGTTGGGTTATTTAAGGTTTGAATAGATATACTATCTGTATCTCCTTCTGGTATATTTATAGTATCTGTAAATACGAATGGACCAGCATACTCAGCGCAAGTACAGCTATCTTTTGATATCACTGTACCATCTGTTGCAATCGTTAAGTAATTTAGATTAGATACAGGTGGCGTAACACATGCTGTTGTGTCTACTGCATGAAAATACTCATTACCAACATATCTTGCTGATCCTGTTGTATTTGTAAAGATGATATCACCTACCTGTGGCTCACTCTCAGTTCCGTTATGGTATAGCTGTGTATCTGGACATTGAGCACAAATATCAGAAGGAATGCCATTATCTTCGCTTATGTAGAATGATTTTAAATAAGGATTAATCTTATTAACGATCCAAGTGGAAGATGTAAAAGGGGAAGACACTATTAGCTTTCCCTGTTCTAGTCCTAAATACTTATAGAACTCAATAGTGCCAACCCCATTATTTACAGTTCCATCATATGGGGCAACCAATCCGATATCTTCAGCAGGTATGCCCTCAGCTATTAATGCGTCATAGTTTGCTTGTGAATTGACACCAACGTATTTTGTGTCAGCTACAATTTCACTGTTCCATTCAATCTGATATCTTGTTGGTTGATCAGGATCAATGGTATTAAAACTAATACCAGCGCGCCCAATGTTTGATCCAAAAGATAGTTCAATTGATCGGTTGTCAGTCTCTCCTTTATATGAAGCAACTGTGTTCATTGAATCCTCATAATCCCATAATAAGTATACATACTCATAGTTGTTTGGGTTTGAGAAGACGAATTCACCAGAGTATCTACCAGCAGTATATACTACCGGTATCTCAGTGGCAGCAGCTAATATTGTGGCTTTATCATCTACTGAATATGCTGTATTAGATACCAAGTAGTAAAGCTTATTATTTAAAGTAGGTGCTAGTTTTCTGTATGAAGCGGATGCGTCACCAGCAACAACTGTAACCAAGGCCCCATCATAAGGAACATAGTCAACACCACCTACACCGGTAAGTGTATCAAATAGAGCAATAGCCCCATCGCTTAATACTACATTATCAATGCTATATGTAACGCTACCTGTGTAAGAGAATGACTGTTTGGTTTTACTCATTGTTATTTTTTTGTTGGCACATCAGATCCAAAGACAACCACATTAAAGTCAGTTCTAGGACCTCTACCTTGTGTTAAAACATATTCTTTTGTACTGTTGCAATACGATACTACAAATTTAACAGATCTACTTGCATTAGTGAAATTATTTTGAATCCTAGCAAAGATATCTTGAGATCCAACACCTGACTGACAGTAAGGAGGTAATTCTACCCAGTTAGTTCCAAATCCATTGCTAACTACAGAAATAGTCCATACTGAGGTACCTGATATAGAGAACAAGAATATAAGGTCTCCATTTGTATTGTAGGTACAAGTGTCTGAAGTAGGATTTATAACTATATCACAAGGTGTATTTCTTCTATTTGTGGAAGATATAACGTAGGTATGGTTATATGGATCATATGCGCCTAACTTTGCAAAGTTAGATGAGTCAGTCATCATATCTCTAAAGTAGTCAGACATGCCCATTCTAGATATCTGAACAAGCTGATCACCTTTCAATTGCAATACAACCCCTCTTCTTGCATCAGTAAAGTATGCATTGTCACTCCATACTGCAAAGCTTTCTGGGTTTGTAGAGATACCAAACTCATACGGGTATGCTATCTGAGTACCAAGTACTTCAGGTACAGATGCAACAGTTCCACCACCAACAGCATCAACCAATAAGTTCTTACCGTATAATACAGATGTAATCTTATCCTGGTGTAATACCAAAAGGTCAGTGGTTCTAGCGTAAAGTTTTTGGACAGATCCAAAGTTTTTGTCTAGATTTTTAAAGTTAGCTACAGACAAATTAAACTCATTGAGTCTATTGATAGATGTGTCCCATCTATAGAGACCACTATATGTCAATGACGCATCTTTTACTTGCTGCTCATAGTCTTCAATAATGCTACTAGCTCTCAAGCTATACTTCAACCAAGGCTCATTGTAACCATCTAAGATTCTATTTGACTCAACACCATTACCATAGCAGTATGCATTGTAGTCTGAGTTCTTATTACCGGTGTTATTTAATATAACTACCGCTTGGTTAGTCACACTTGTTTGGTCTTTATCATCGTTATTATCAGACACACCACCTGCAATATTTCCTGAAGATGAAACATTTATAGTAATTGAATATCTGCTTGGTACCGCAGTAACTGTATAAGCTACACCAGCAGTTATGTTTGAAGCTGTTACGTATACAGTTTGACCTTGCTTAAAGTAATGTGGGAACTCTTTTGTTGTTTGAGTTAAAGTAGTCTGACCACCAGCTGAAGTAGATTGATTGTATTGCCATAAAGAGATATGCTTACCATTCTTAACAGGATAAGTTCTACTCATCTCGTAGTAGATATCTGTATCAACTTCATCTGGAACAGTCTCTGCTGTAACTCTGTTAGCTAATGGTGTCTGTGTTACCTTTAAAGATGCCTTAATTTCATTTCTTTGGCTAGGAAGACTTCCTTTACCAAATCCTTGAATACACATATAAAGCTTAGATCCAGGGACAGCATTCGGTGTTTGATATATTAAATTAGTAGAGTTAGATCCACTAGTATTTCCATACCCACTTCCATTTCTAAATGTTACACCCTTAGATCCTATATTATTAGTTGAGTTCTCATCTTTATACTGAGTAAACGTTGAATAGGCACCACTCTCATAGAACCACTCTTCAAGGTTAACATAATAGTCGTTAGCTATAAATGACTGAGGGCCTGTAGCTCTTAATGTACTTCCAGGAGCTGAGTCATAATTAATCTCAATAACTATCTGAGCTCCAGGATATATGACACTACCAGAAGGCTCTTCTAATAAAGCTGTACCACCATAACCATTATTAGGGTTATATTGATCCATGTTTAAAGGAAGACCAAATCCTGGTGCATTTCTAGCTGTAGGTGTTCCGGCTAATGCTCCTCTACCTCTTATATTAAAAGCAAATCTATCTCCAGAAGTATATGTTCCAGACTGAAATGTTAATAAAGCATTTTGACCGCCTGCAATCTGAACTGTAACAGGATTTGTTGGTATAGACGCCTCAGCACTCCATGCTGTTTGCGATAGGTTTAATGTATACTTATACTTATTACCAGGAGTAATCATTACAACTAATCTAGCGTCAGTATTAGAGTTGATATTGGACATTGTTATATCAGGTCCAGTATTCTGTATAGAATTATCTCCACTAAAATGATAGTATGCTTTCGTGTATGAACTAGATAGGTTAGTTGAGTTTAATCGACCAAATACAGGTAGAGATGTCTGAGCAGCAGCTCCTGGATACTTAGGTCCTCTACCAGATCCATTGAAGTCATATATAATCTGACTTGTGGCACTAATAAATGTATCAGAAAGATCTGCCTTAATCTTAAAGTATAATCCCTCTAGAGCACCTTGTACAAAGTTAAGAGTCTTATATTCAAGCTCCAACACCTTAAATCTTTTATTTAAGTTTGTTGCTCCAGAACCTGAAGACTTAAATACTATGTATCCATTTACTTTAATCTTATCTCTATCAGCCTCATTAATCAAGAAATATCTATAGTTTCCGCTTATTACATAAGTAGTTGGGAATATGTTATAGTAATCTCCTCTTGCTTGCTTAATAAAGAATCTGTAACCATACGCCCACTCAGGTGCTTCATTTTTAATATTGACTACTAATGAGTTAGATGTATCTGAATTATCAGCAGGTATATATACAGAGTTTGATTGGTTGTTTGTTACGTTTCCGCTAGACGTAGTAAGAACTGTCGTCATTCTTCCATACTCATCCAAATATGCGATACCTACTTCATAGTCTCTATCACTTCTCCAAGTCTGTTTAGGGAATACTGTATCTGGATTAGCTTTAAAACCAACTGAATAATTGACATCTATAAAGTCTCCATTAGTTGAAACAAGATCTCTAAATTGAGTATAGTTTCCAAATACCAATCTGCTACCAATGATGTCTTGAGCTAATGCCTTAAGAGGTACATTGTCAAATAGTCTTGTAGTTTGATCAGAAGGAAGTGCAGCGTATGTTTTGTTATTCATGAAGTCAAAGCTCCATGTGTCATTGTCAGGTATAGATAGCTCTTCTTTATTAAGTGTCTCAACAACCTTTACATTTAGAGTTCTTGATTCCCATACTAACAACTGAATTTCTTTTACAAACTCATTACCAGTCTCAAATGATAGCTGAACTTTGTTATACTTATTAAGCATTCCTTTGTTCTCACCTGTCTCATTGTCAATCACTAATGCCTTAGGATCAAATGCAACAGCTGATAAAGGTGACATTGCTGAGTACTCGTTATCAAGGTACTTATAACGATAGCTGAAGTACACAAACTTATCCTCAATATTGTTTGGTGTCAATGTCTGAGATGATAGTGTGCTTAATGAGATGTATGGAGAGTTAATAGGTGGCTCTACTATTAGATTGATGTCCTCGTTAATTCTTGCATCATTTATAGCGTAAGTCTTACATCTATTAACGTTTATCTTTCTTGGTGGATTTAGATTATCTGTCCATAAGAGAAGACCACCTCCGTTGCCATCTACTACATAGTTGACACCAGTGATGAGATGATTGGCATTAAATCCAAGTTGCCCTGTAGTGCTACCAAGAACAATTACAGAGCTATTTGTGATCTGATTGTATTCAAAGATACCTTCAAAGTTAGATGCAACTACAAACCAAAACAATAGATTTGTGGCCTCATAAGAGTATGCACCAATAGTTACAGCATCAGATGCGATTGTAATGCCTTGAGATGCTAATATAGTGGCTATATCAACCTTCTTTGTATTACCATATGCATTCTGTACAGCGCCTATGTTGGCTCCTTCAGATGTATCGATAGTTACGTTAACCGCATCACGGTATTCACCATCAGGGAGCAACCTCTCATCGAGGTCTTTATTCATTCTCCCGGCAAGAAACGTTCTTTGTAAATCAGCCATAATTACTTAATCCATTTATCCTTGCCTCTCATCGCCATTAATAATCGACCTGGATGCATGTTGCTTAATCTAATCTTTGTATTTCTAAGGGCAGATGTTTTCTCTTTCTTAACCCTGTTGATGATGTATTCTTGGACACCATACTTATTGTTAAGTAAGGCCCACTTTAAGTAAGCATAGATATACTCCTCAGCTAGTTTATTAATTGTGATAGCGCTTGTGTCTCCGTTCTCCATACCATCTGAGATGTACTCTAGAACGATGAATGAATTCTCAACACCAGATGTAAAGTCAATCACACCAGCTGCTTTGTTGATGTAGTATTTTGGATTGATGTTAGCATCTGCTGTATTTAAACCAAAGTTCTGAGCAATTGGATAGCCAAAATACCACTCCCCATCATACTCCCAACCCCATTGGTTGTAATATGCACCAGGACCAACATATAGTTTGTTTTCTTGTCGTAATATATCTAGCTTAGATTCGCCAGTTACGATCTCACCATTTGAGTCAAATACAATCTGACCATTGTTGTCCTGTAGATATGCAGTAGCTGTGATGCTTTGTCTGGCCTCTGTTAATGGATAAAGAGCGCCATTTCTTAGCATTGAAATTCTTACATAGTTGACATAGTCAGGAGGTAAAACCAACTTCAATTGGTTGCCAAGTTCAAACTCAATAACCTTGATGTTTCTCAACGCATCGTAGTTGATCTCCTGAATGGCTCTCTTTGCATGAAATAGAATGGTATATCGGTCGACATTGTTAATCAACTTGTCATTACCAACGTAGTTCAATATGAAGTTGTTGATAATATAGTCAAGGCTAACATACTGATACGACCCCCAGTTCTCATCCTCAGGAGTATTACCATTATTTGTATAGTACTGATAATTAGTAATATATGCCATTATTGTTTAGTTTGTATGTCTTGTACTTCTTCAGCTTTTGCTGCGCTAACTACATCTTGCTCTCTAATTGAGATACCAGAGTACTCTAATATCTTAATGACTAGGTTGGCAAAATCATCTAAAGGCAACTCAAAGTCTTGGTAGCTAGATGACGATGGATTGAATAAAGGATCTCCGTTGACAGTAGTATATGTCCACTGAGGATCTTTAGGGTATCTTAAGTACTGTATAGTCACGTTAGAGTTAATGGTTGTAGGGTAAACCAATAAACCATTCTCATCCATTGTATACACAGGGTATTTAGTGGTAGGTGCTGTAAGGTTAGAGTTAACCAAGTTCAATATCTTTCTATGGCTAACCTTCTCAATCTCAGTAGAGTTATTGTAAACAAGTTTCTCTAAGAAGTAGTAGTTAGTAGGGAAGTTAAACTTACTAGTACCAAGGTTGTATGTAGCAGCAGCAAATGTAGAGAAAGTATCAATCACCTCGCCAATATTCTTAGCGATATCTGCGTATCCTTCTCCATTTAAACGGGCGTTTTGCTTGTTGATTGCATTGTTGTAATTATATACATACTGCTCAAAAATCTCAAGCTGGGCCTGCTTTGCAAATAGATTGAACTCAAATGGCGTAATGAAGCCACGGTTATCCTTGCTGATTATAGATAGGACGGTATTTCGAACGTCGTTGATCATCTGACTGCTTTTCTACAAAGATAAATAAAAAAAGGCACTCCATATGAAGTGCCCTTTTAGTAGTAGTTTACTAGTGATTAAGCTACACCAATTTCACTAACAGCTTGTGGAACGGCAATTTCATAAACTGGGTTAGTCCAAGATGTTTGCAATGCGTTAGCAATTCCTGTTTGGATTGCATCACGCATACTGAAAGCAACTTGAGCGGCATGTGTTAAAGTAACAACTTTACCACCAGCATAAGTAATTGCAGTAGCAGTAGCAGTAGCTGAAGCAGCATCAACTAAAATAACATTAGTTGCTGAAACTAATTGATTACCAGCACTGGTAACCGGGATAGATAAAAACTTTTCCATTTTCTAAAAAATTAATGGGTTAAACAATGCTCAAAGTTAAGCATTTTCAGAGAACTTATCTTCTAGGTATTTATATAGCTCTAATCCTTCGTCAGACTGTAGATAAGAAGCCAATGCATGGATATGGTCATGACCAAATGGAACAGTCATTAAACGCTTCTTATTGTCCTTGAAGTTAAAGTGGATGTCTTTGTTTCCTCTAAATGTGAGGTATCCTGCAGTAAATGCGCGAGCTGCAAAGTTGTTGATCTTAAGCATTGGATCAGATGCAGCTTCCATGAAGTCTTGAGGATATCTCTTAGCGAATAACATCATATCTCTCTTGATCTCAGCAGAGCTCATTTTATCTACATTACCACCAAGAACTAATCTAGCTACAGCTTCTAATGTATTAATATCTTTATCTGCTAAATCACGAGCCAATAATAATGCGTCGATTTCTGAGAATAATTCCTCAACATCTTCTTGTGCATTTTGTTCAGCATCAAACTCATAAAATTCATTACCATTGCCAGGATGGTAATGTAAGAATTCTTGAAGTACAGGGTTTGTTTTTGGAACATTTAATACACCATCTTCAAAAACAATAGGCTCAACGATAACGTTGGCATCTTGTTCATCTTGAAATGGAGAATTTGAATTTCGCGCGTAGCGAAGTGGATGGTTTGTATTTGTCTCTTCATTATAATAAAGAAGACGTTTTCTTGGGTTATCCTTATGAGCAATAAAATAACTCAATGGAGGATTTTTCATTTTTAATAGATAGGTGCGATCTTTCGCCTCTAGTTTTACTCTGTTCATTTGATATAATTTAAGTTATTAAAAAATAGAGAGGGGCCGAAACCCCTCTCGTATTATTGGTCTTCTTATCCTTTGAAGATAAAGAAGTTGTTAGCACCCATTGTACAAAGCGCACGCTCTGACAAGAAGTTGACTTCCATAGCATCAAGGTCGCTAGTTTGCGCACCACCTGCTGAACCAGTCATCCAAGTTTTGTAACGACGGTTTTCAGCTTCAGAAGCACGGTAACGAACGTGGAGGAAAGGACGCTTAGCATTCTTACCAAGAACTTGATCGTAAACACTCATTGTACCAGCAGGAACTAATACACCGTTTACAGCACCACCAACGATACCACCGCGAAGAGTTGCGTCGTTAAGGTATTTCCAATCAGTCTTGTAGAACTCATAACCACGACGGAATCCAGAGAAACCAAGGTTAAGAGCCATTTGCTCGCTGTTGTCAAACAATCCGTAAGAAGTACCACCAGCACCGTAAGAGTTTTGAGCAGCCAACATATCGTCGATGTCAAAAGAGAACTGACGGTTTAAGAACAATACGTTCTCAGCGATAGCACCTTGCTTGTCAAGACGTTGTACAATTGTATCGAAGTCACCTAAAGAAGATGGGTTACCACCTGCCCAGATGTTACCACGCTCTTCAATTGTACTGAACATACCTTTTGTACCTTTGTAAGGAACGCCATTAGCAGAAGTTGTAAGAGCAGCTCCTGATCCAGACTCAGCTACTTCACCTTCAACCATTGCCATTTCAAGGTAGTCTTCGTAACGTAAACGAGTTTCGTGCTCAGACTTAATATACCAGTAGTATCCTGTAGCTCCATTTTCAGTTGTTACTTCAACCCAACCGATTTGAGCCATATCAGAACCAGATACAGTATACTTGTCTTTGATGATGATAGGAGATACTTCATAGAAGCTATCTTGTGCTTCTAATGATCCTGTCATACCATTAGTTCCTTTACGGAATTCAGAACCGTAAACAAATGCAATAATATCTGAAGTTGTGTGAGCAAATCCAGGGGCAGTTGCATCATAGAAAGCTACAGTGAATTGATCACCAGCAGGTAAAGCAGTGATGATACCTTTTTGTAGTTTGTTTGCAGATGCAGACGAAAGGATAACTGTTTGACCTTCACGGAAAACACAAGTTCCTGTACCGATGTCAAAAGTTTGAGTTCCTGAAGATACAGCACCAGTTGTAGCAACACCTGTGTATTTAGTGTGAAGACGACCTTGTTCTGCCCATTTGATGAGGTCAGAGTTAGAAGGAAGCTCAGCACCAACCATACGCAAGAAAGATGCGATTGAACGGTTACCGTAGCGCTCGAATTCTTGCTCATAAGTATCAGGAAGATACTGATTCAAGAAGTCGAAGTTAGTAATGTAGTTTGTAGGCAATGCTGCCTTTACAGCACTCGGACTCAATGATGGGCCCGGAGATGCACTTAATGTACCAGCCATTTTTTCTAATTTTTAGGTTTTTGTTTAATAACTAATCTGTTACCGAAACCAGAGTCTACAGCTTTTACTTGGAATGTACCTTCAGTTTTATTAGTCACCTGAGTGGCTTGACGAGTCATATCAATATTTTTAGACTCTTTAGAAACTGTTTCAACAGCTTCTGTCATTCCCTTCTCATAGAAGAACTTTGCAAACTTTTCGGGATTCGAAGCAATCGCTATTGCTCGATGGAAAACTTCAGCATCCTTTAAGTAACCTTCTTCGTTTAAGAACTTATTTACAAAGTTGCTTAGTGAAGACTGCTCATTAAGGAGAGTCTTTGCATCTGCTGGTTTAAACGTAACTGCTTTATTCTCNTCAATATTAAATTTGAAACCTTCAAACTTATCAGAGAATAATTCNTTAGTCTTCTCAGCGAAATACTTAGACCGCTTTAGTTGCTCCTCTTGCTCACCAGTTGCGGTTTGTTTATATTGCTTNTAAGATTCGTAAGCTTCTCTTTCTTCTTGCGGAACAAAGGCTTCCCTTGACTCAAGCGGAACCTTNTACTGTTCTTTAAGTTTATTAAAGTAGTCACGAGCCTTAGTCAGCTCTTTTTTTCTCTCTAGCTTTACCTTNTTAATNTGCTTNTCATCATCAAAGTCNTCATCATATGAAAACTTAGANTCTAATTCAAACNTAACCTCNTCAGCATCNAGCTCNGGGTTTTGCTCTTTAGCATATTGATAAAGTAGAGTTTCTTCATCCATTGCGCTGTAATCGACATTCAACTTCATGAAGTCTTCAATACCACGCCCTGTTTCTCTTTTGTACTTTAGGAACGCAGATACATCTTCAGGTAGTTCTTCAGCTTGTTGACGCTCTTGAACTAAATCATCCAAAGATGTAATCTCTTTGTTCCATCTTTTACCAAGATATGAAAGAACTTTATTATCATCTAGATCTAGCTCTTGTGCCTGATCTAGCTCTTGATCTTGCGGTTGATCTCCTGATGGTTGTTGATCTTGTGATAAGTCAATCTTAACTGTATCCTGACTATCAGAATGATCTTCTAAACCTTCAAGAAGCTCTGCTTCTTTTTCGGCTATAGATTTCTCCTCGAACTCTACAGCTCTTACTTTAAATTCTCCTTCCATTTAATTAAATTTTCAACAAAGTTAATAATTATTTATTTAGGCCCGAATGACTCTAAGTCAAAGCCATCAAGGCTATCCTCTGTACTCTCAAAGTTCTGAGGAGGTAGATTGTTTTGTCGTTGGTTGATAAGTTCAGATTGACGGGTAGCTTGTAGGTCTACTCGCTTATCCTTAGCTTTCTCTTTCTCAGACTCGCGATCTTTCAAAGCTTGTGACTCTAAACCACGTAGTTGCATGTTATATTGGAACTCAATAGCCATTAACTCTTTCTTAAGCTCAGCTTCAGCTTGCATTTTTTGGATGTCACCTTGTACCTCCATTTGCTTGATCTGTGCTTTTGTTTGGCCTTCCAATTGAATGATCTGTGCTTTGGCTTCAGCAGCTGCTTGAGAAGACTGAATGTTCGTTTGCATTTGCATTTGGAACTCCATCTCTTTCTCTTTCTGCTTTTGCTCCATACGCTTACGACGCTTCATCTTAAGCATCTCATTGGCAAGCTTAATGTTATTGATCATTCGAATGTCAATAGCATCCTCAAGATCAATTGTCTGCTGCTGTAGGGCAACCTGAATGTTTTGCTCTAATTGTGCCTTCTGCTCTTCATCCGGAGCCACTTCGATAAAGATACCAAAGTCATGTAGGTATAAGTCCTTAACATCCTCTAGAATAGCTAGGTTGTACTTACCAATCTGCATAGCAAACTCTTCAGCAAAGTCAGCATACTCTAGGATATCAGCAATACGTATAGAAACACACTCAGCAACACGCTTAGTTGTAATGATACCAGCATCAAGGATGTGGCGAGTAGCTGTGTTTGAGTTAAGTGCTGCAAGTTTCTGAACACCAACCAATGCATCAGGATGTGGTGTAGATGCGTCACGCACCTCGTTTACACCCGTCACATCGCGGATCATATTTAGATAGTGGTTGTAGTTACCAATTAAGGCAGCCATTTTAGCTTGACCACTATTTGTATTAAGTTCCTGGATAGGAATACGAGCGTTGTTAAACTCACCGTCTTGAGTATATGAACGGCCAATCACACTACCTGTCTGGAAGTATAAGTTGAGCGCATCCTCAGGATTGTATGCTGCACCAGTTCCAAGATCTACCTCATTGATACCATCAGCATCAATGAATACACCATCAGGAACTACGCGAGCCATAACTTGTTGTAGCTTCAAGTGAGTTAATTGAATCTGATCAGCGAATGGGATCATTCGACGAACCAATGACTCAATATTTCCTTTGTAGTAACGTGGAGCGTAAGCAATATAGTTAGATAGGGCTTTTTGTGATGCAGACTTAGGACGAACCATGTTCTTCATCATCTCCCATTTGATCATTATGTTAGATCCACCAACAAGAACACCTTCATACCAAACATCTCTTACGGCCTCAACAACCTCAAAGAACTCTCCGTTTGGAGCCATGAACGTATCTTCTTTACGAATAACTCTCTCACCACCATTGTCAAGTATCTTCTTCTTCCATACAAACTTCTTGTGAGTCTTGTAGTTGAAGTAGAGTAATGTGACAACCTCATTTAAGAATGCGTCATCTTGATAGTTACGAATGATAGGGAAATAGTCATACCAAGCAGACCCTGCGTTTTTGATCTCAGTAAGCTCCTCATCAGTTAGGTTTGGATTCATTTTAAGAAGCTCAGTGTAGTGAACTTGCTTAACCTCACCAAAATAGAAACAGTCAGAGAAGTCGTTCTTTTCTGTATAACTGTGAATCCAGTTTGCTGGATCTACGTATTCAATCTTAACACCATCATTAACTAAGAACTCATGCTTAACAACACCAAGCCCTAATGTAGCCATGTCATAGTAATAAAGACGGAGGACATCCTCGTAGTCGTTCATCTTCATGACAGTATTGATGGCAATCTCTTCAGCAATCTCTACAGATGGCTTATAGTTCATCTGCATATACAATGACAACTCTTCGTCATTTGCAGGAAGCTCGTCTGGATTGACATTAAATGCATCAATACCAAACTGCTCTTGTGTAAGTGTAAGGAAGTCTTTGGCGACCATGTCGGCCTCGATCATATCCTGGAATACGTTCTTCTTCTCAGCAGACATTACGTCCTGAGCCTCAGCCTTAACTGTGTATGGTCTGTCAAGCATTCCGTTGACAACAACGTCAACAAACTTAGGGATGATTGGAACAGGAGTCCAGTCAAGGTTCAACATAGAGATGTCACCATTTACGGCTAACTCATCTTTGTACTTCTGCACTGGTTGCTCTCCACGAGCATATAGTCTCAAACGGTGGAATTCACCCCACTGTTGGTAGAATCTACTTGAGTTTGACTTCCTCTTAAACCACTCTCCTTCGATGGCTTTACCTACCTTTAGGCCATATTCATATGTAGCCTTAACTGAGTCTGGAGCCATTTGGTCCGGAAACGGTAGTGCAGAGATAACAACTGATGGTTTATCCATTATTCGATGATTTCGCTTCTAATGCCTGTATTCTTATATCTTACAAATTTAACACTTATTTTAGATTCCTGCTTTGGAGGTATAAATAGGTGTTTTCTAGACGCCATAATTGCAAGTCCTGAACTAATCGAGGCATCGTGTTTTGTTCTATTGTTAATATCAAATCGAGCCCAATCTTCTAAAGTCTTAGTAAAGTACATGTCACCCATGGTGTCAGGATCTCTATATGTTCCTTCTTGATCAATACCAACGTACTCCTCAATGTATGTGTTGATAGAGTTAGCATGGGCGTGCTTTACGTCTTCAGATGAGTTAGGAATTCCACCAAGCTCTAGTTCGGTTTTAGAGAGTTTTGATATATGTTTATCTGGTCTGTTTAAAGAGAATGCGCGGTACCCTCTGTTCTTAAAGTGATACAGTAATCGCTGCTTGTTATTCTCCACAAGGATTGGCATTCCATAGAAATGACAGGCCATCAATACATCCTCAAAGAATATCTCAGCAGTCTGAGGACGAGCGATATACTCCAAGAAGAAGTGATTAGTTGGAGCGTTCTCCATGTGGAATGTAGTCAACCCATGCAATGCACCGGCAGATCCACCGCCACCAACAACACCTGAGATGTCATAGGGGTCACATCCAAATACTCCAATGTGATCGTTGCCGGGTGCCTTTCTCCCATTCTTCACAATCACTCTATTTCTCATAGCTTGATCTGGAATCCACGAAACTAAAAACCTTCCCTTTGGATCAGGCGTCCAAATAACCTCAGTGTCTTGATCACCGTTCTTCCAATGGAAGTAACCTCTAGTCAGGACCTTGTCCTTAATCATGGAGTCATTGTAGTCGATCTGCTGATAGATCTTAGTCAAGTTAAACAAAGATGCCTTTGACTCATCACGGAATGCGTGAGACTCTGTTCTAGGGAACTGACGGTAGAATTCATTGAGTGCATCAGAGTCAGTCTTAAGCGCTGCAACCTCATTGTTCCAATAGGTAATAACACCCATTGTAATCTCCTCACCATCGATACCAATGATTGGCTTCTTTGGATCCTCAAACACAGGCCATCCATACTCATCAATAAAGCCCTCCATGTTCCACTCCATAGGAATGAACAAGCTGTAGAGACCTGACTTTGTCTGACCATTGGCAGAACGCTTGGTCGGGTCGCTGTCATTGTAAAGCTTCTTGAAGTTCTCACCACCCTTGCTCAGTGCATTTGATGTTGATCCCATCATACACTTACCAATGATTTTAGATCCTAATCGAAGACATGTCTTAGTAACTCGCCAGTTGTTTAGGATGTTCTCTGGCTTCTCCCATTTACCACTCTCGTCATGTACTAGAAGAAGTAGTTTCTCACCGTCATAACTGTTGTCTGCGGTGTTCTTCCAGTCAATGGTAGTATCCAACCCTTCTATATCATCATCGCGCTCCTCATCCATATTCTTGCGAGTAATCTTACTTGCAGGAACACGGAAGGCTAACTCCGTCTTCGGGTTATCCATACCGTCCTGGATCGGCTTGAAAAAGAAGGGGTAATTTCTAACGATAGGCACCACCTTATCGGTAAACATCTTCTTGGCGTCGGCACCTGTCTTTGACAAGATACCAATACGAGAGTCCCTAACAATTGTACCTGTATTGGACGTCTCGGCTGAAGACATAAACGAGAACCCTGAACGACGGTTCTTTAGGTAGCACATACCAAATGATCGGTTATCTGCTTTAGTGGCCTCCCAATAGATAAAGAATATCCGGTTGGACTCACGGAAGTCAGGAAGACCAACGTCAATCTTGGTCCACTGTAAATACATGTAATGCGTCCCAGTAATGTAGGTAGGCTTGCCNTTNTTCTTAAACCAATAGCCATACTCTCTACGATCGAATTCAGTCTCGATCATATCAACATACTTAGACTTAAATGAGTTGTCGCGTCTGTTCCAGTCAAATATTGACTTCACCTTTTGCAACTCAGATGGATACTCCTGTGCAACCCATTTGTTGCCGCGGTCGTCTACATCCTTTGGCGTTGCCGGAACTGCAATCTTAAGGCCGTTAATCTCATATATCTCACCAATAGTTCCATCCTTAGAGATAACGATTATATCATACTCTTTATTGTATCCATAGTCCCAACTCTTCTTACTGTTCTTAGTAGTAAGTGCAGTCTTGTGGACGTGGTCAGTGACTATGCGATACAGATTATTTTCCATTCTTCAACTTTGCCCTACCTTCAGCAAAACCACTCTTACCTAGAGTGACCTCAGCGATAGGTGTTTCTGATGCCTTGTTCTCTTCCTCCTCAATCTTATTGAGCATGTACATAGCATCCTCAAATGCTAATCTCTTTGCTGATGCAGCGTTCTTCATCTTATCAGCAGAGATATCATCCTCAGCATGTGTAATGATAGGTGATTTTAGTACCTTGATCAACTCATCGATAGCCTGCTTAGCAGCTTCTACTATTTCTATTTTCTTAGACATAGATTCTTATTATACATTCTATAGAGAACTTGATCATCAATTCTAAACTCATACTCACTATCTGGAGTAAAAGATACGATATCTCCCTTAGATACAAAATCATTACTAGGGTAAATGACCTCACCCCACAACTCCTCAAAGCCACCAAGTGTACTAAACACCTTGTCCTCAGATGGCACAGGCTTAATGAACACAAATGGCTCAACGGCCTGCCAATCTGCATCACGCTTGAATGCATAGACCTGATCAAGCTCAGCTAAGAACATATCNTCCATGACGTAATTCCAGCTGCTCTTTTGGCGGCCCTTCATGTCGTAATAGAACTTGAAAACGTTGTGGTGAACTATGACAGTATCTCCAGCTTGAACCGGGCCGTCATAATATATTGGTGTTGCAATTACTTTTGCAAACCTGTTGGATACCTTATGATCTTCTTGGGAGGAACTAATTATAAATTCGGAATCACCGAACTTTTTAATATTGTCGTACCGCCTCAGACCAATTGGTTCTACAATGAAGCAGTATGGTGATTTCATCAGTAATCTATTTTATACTCAATAGCAATAGGCATTGTAGGAGAGAAAGACTTCCATCGGATAATCTCCCCGTCCTTAATAATCCAAACGCAGATACTGTCATCATTTTCAACTCTGATGGTATTGATCTTCCAAGTCTTATCAAGGATTTCCTGACCGACCATGTAGTGCATTGACTTCATGTAATCAGGACCAATCGATATTTTTCTAATTATACTCACCTGTTTGTAGGTTTACACTGACGTCGCCATACTTGTCATAGATAGCTTGTTGTTGCTTTGCTAACTCAATGTGTGATTCTTTGAGTTGCTCCATGATGATTGGCTTTCTCTGATTGAGTTCATTTAAACTCATCTCGATGTCAGCTACATTAAATTTTAAATCTCTGTAAACTCGGTTAGCGTTAACTAACGCGTCGAGCTCTTCTTGTGTAATTTTCTTTGACATATGATTAGATTGAAATATACCATTTAAGGTTGGCATGGCTATACTGTAGACATACCGGTGTGTTTGCTAATAAAGTTGCAGGAGCGCCAACAAATGTAGCACCTGTAGAAACCCATGTAGTTGATACACGCTCAACTGTAGACATGATGACATACTTAACACCATCTAAGTTAGAGCTTGCAGCTGGAAGATTGACCGCGAAAGATGGTCCTGCCGTTCCAGTGAAGTATGTGTTTACGTTTGTAAGCGTAGCAGCAGTTAATGCGTTTGTTGCAACAACTGAAGGGGTTTGATTCAAAGCCAATAAAGCAGGAACTTCATAATTAACTGTGTTGCCAGCAGCATTAGTACCAAATACTTTTGATGTAGTGCTTGGTGTCTCAGTAGTATAGTTTTGTACTTTCATCGTCCTTGGCCTCGATTTTGTTTTACGTAATTTTTAGAAGACTTTAGGCAAGATGTCTTCGTCTTAGCATGAACGCCTGGACGACTTACCTTAACTTTAACTAGGGACGTACCCTCTGCTTTATTCTTCTTCATGTAGCAAATTTACTAAAATTCTTTTAATAGGCAGTAAGACACGGATTTCTCAGTCTTGAGAAGCTTGATCATGATCTTATACTTGTTAACGTCATTTACAACCTGGCAACCGGCCGACCACCAGCCAATGTTAGTTCCAGATGGTTCACTTAGGTCGTATGTATTAGGATGAAAATTAATGCCAAAATAACCCGTCTGAAGATCTCCTTGTTCTTCTGCTTTTTCATCTTTGTCTGTGTCTCTATAAACTTGCACTGTGTTTCCGATCTGTAGCAAGGCTCCGACCTTCCCATTATGCTTTCCATACTTCCAGAGATTATAATACCATACGTCTGATTTAAGGACTCCGGCTCCTGCTTTATTGACTTTTTCAAATTGCTTGAGTGTAGGTGTGCCTGGATTTGTTGTTGCCGATGCGACAATAATAAACTCTTCGCCCTTAAATAAATAGATCTTATCATCAAATTTGTTTGGAGTATCCTCATTTGAGCGAACGCCCAATAGCCAATATCCTTTAGGGATTTCTTTAAATGATTTGAGTTCCTTAACTCTAGCAAGTAACTCTTTATCAGTAAATGCTCTTACCGCCATTTGTCACTTTCTGTTTTGAGACCCGTAACAAACTTCTTAAATGAAGCAAGAATATCCTTTCCTGTAACATCTTTATAGCTCTCGTTCATACTCTTTACCTCTATAAAAACAAAAAATAGAGCCACCGCCTTTGTTAGCAACAACTCTATAGCAATAAAATGAGCGATGATATCTCCTGCGATATACTTTTCTACTAAAAAGAAAAACACAATTGCACCTGAATAAATAGCACCTTTAACTGCCGTAGCAAATAATCTTTGGCTTTTAAGAACATCTCCAAACTTTGAATTCTTATCTTTTCTATTTTTCCATGATCTCCATACGCCAAAGCAAACATCTATAAAGATTGAAATTAAAGATATAGTAAGCAACGGACCTACCGGTGCAAAAATGGTAATTATGCCTGACAAAGCGATTAAGATATTGGTTTTCATAGTAGCTTTTTAAACAATCTATAGCCTGTATAGATGATAACAAAGATAATAAAAACGGCCAACATGTTGTTGACCAGCTTTTTCCAAAATGGGTAACGCTCGTAATACTTAACTGGAATCTTGCGCTCTACTACTTTAGTGATGTAGATTGGGTCGCATTTACCTTGTACATATACCTTCTTTTCCTTTGGAACATACCACGTCTTTACCGTCAAACGGTCTTTAGTTATAGTAACTGTATCCGTCAATTCTTTCAGTGTAACTACCGTATCAGTCTCAACTTTTGGGATGTAGATTGAAATGGTGTCATGTATAGTGACTGTATCCGTCGTTAAAAGGTATGGGTATTTAGTAACAAGGCGTGTAAACCTTTGTTGAGGTGAACACGCCATGAGTACTAATAGTATAGGTAATATCTTATACATTTGGTGTAGGAGGTGTATCCCAGGCTGGAGGAAGTGTAACAGTAACCGGATTGATTTGTAGGTCAATGTTTTCTTGAAGACCTTCAGTCATTTTAGGAACATCTAACTCTGCTTCCAACCAACCAACAACTTGTTCTTTTGTCAATTGATCAAACGGAGTAAAGTTTGCAGGATCAGGCATGCCTACTGACGTAGCACCATATACTTCTGCAAAGTATTCAACTTCATCATGTAATTCACGTCCCTGGAATCTCCAATGAACAATGATTACAACATCGTCCATGTTCTCTTCATGAACTCTACACTCCATAGCGGAGATCACCCAATTAGTTACCATCTTCTTCTCTTAAAACAGTCATATCTTCTTCAGGCTTTAGCACTTGAAGCGCAGCCAATACAGTTGAAACATCCTGTAGGTTAAACGATCCTTTTGTAGTTGCTAAGTTGATTGCATCTACTAATACTTGATAAGCTTGTTCTTTTTTCATAATTAGATTTTTTTACAAATATAATGAATTTAGTGTAATGGTACCCAAGTACTTCCGTTGTAAACTGTTAATTTATTATTAGTTGTGTCATAAACAACTAAACCAGCCGCTGGGGTTGATATGGCTACCATCTCTGAGTTTGTCATTCTTGGAGGAAGGAATCCTTTACTTCTTGAAGTGATATCAAGTAAAGCTGAAGCGTCTGGAGATACTGTACCTATACCAACATTACCTGTAGTAGATATTCTCATCCTTTCAGCTGAGTTATTTGTAAATGTCATAGCACTTCCAAATGAATTTATGTTTGCATTTGAGAAGAATAAACTTCCACCAAACATATCTCCAACCACATGAAGTTTTGCAGCAGGAGTAGATGTGCCAATGCCGACATTACCTCCAGTAATCCTCATTCTTTCACCGCCAAACTCCCCAAATACAAGTGAGCCATTATCACTATAAATAGAAGCTTCAGATTGTCCTGTTCTGTGAAACACTAAAGCAGCAGTAAGACTACTCTCTGCCCTTAATTCTAAAGTAGCATTATTCCAAGCAGGTGTTCCTGATACGCCTCTGTTGATAGAAACTTTATTACCAAAAGTGTCATTAGTCCCAACACCTAAGTTACCATTTCCTGTAAGCCACATGACATCTTTCATGGTATAAGGTGTACCACCATTTGCGTTGAAAGATTGGAATACTAGTCCACCTGAATATGGTTGATATCCTGTATCCCAATAGCCATATATAGTACCACCTATGTCAGAGTTATTTGTCTGAGCTAAGAATATTTTACCTGCTGAGGTTATGGATGCACTGTGATACACATATGAAGTACCAACTCCAATTGTACCAGCAAAGTATGTTAGATTAGCTGTACCACCATTTATCTGTAGATAAGAATTAGTATCATTAGATAATGCATTTCTAAGTCTCATAGGACCTTGAAAATATGAACCTCCTGATGATGCTGCATAAAGATAACCTGATCCATCTATTGTTAAACCTGCGGTATCACCAGCAATATATGTATTATTACTATTATATGGATAGTATCTTGAAGCACCTACCCACCCGCTTACTTCTAGTTGGTATCCTGGATTAGAGGTGCCTATACCTACTTTTGCATTTGAACTAGTATATATATACTCATTACCACCATCAATAAATAATTGTGTATAAGCATTTCCATTATAAGTTTGTATGCGTAACTTTTGTCTTGAAGTTGAGGTACCAAGAGTTTCAATATATGCACCAATGCCATCAAAACCAAACTCTGTTGAATTTCCTGATGATCCTCTAAATTGTGTAACGCTTCCATCTCCACCAGTTTCAACGTGAAGTTTATATCCTGGACTTGTAGTTCCTATTCCTACGTTGCCGCCAGAATTTATTACCATACGATCTGTAAAGGAACTCCCACCAGACATATGTCCAAATCTAATCCAATCTCCTGCACCTGTAAATATTTGAACACCATCACTATTAGGTGTTCCAATTCCATAATTAGATGAACCTGGAACTAAAAATAAAGATTTAGATATAGGTACTAATATATTTCCTTCTACATGTAATTTCTGCAAAGGACTGCCTGTACCAATACCTACATTACCGCCATCTTGGATAAATAATCTGTAATCTGCAATTCCAGTTTGTGCAAAATTTAATCCGCCAGTGTAATATGCAAAGTGATATTTAGTTGTTCCTGATGACTGTATACCTGTAATACCATTAATAGTTAGATTAAAATCTGGAGAGGTGGTTCCTATACCTACGTTTCCAGCACCTGTAACTACCATTTTAGTAGATAATCCTGTTCCTATACTATATGTTTGTATTGATAATAATCCTGCGTTATTAACAAATCTTATATCTCCATTTGCAAAATCTAAATAACCAGTTCCACCTGAAATTGATATATTACCACCTACTGTTAGTTTATGAATAGGATTGTAGGATCCTACACCTACATTACCAGCATTAGGATTTATAAGTGTATTAGTTTCTGAGTAGTAGTTTATATATGTTAATTGACCTGTTCCAGAATCTAGATGTAAATTTCCGTCAGATGCAACTACTTGGGCAACAGTATTGGAAGGTGTTGCAGGCCCTGCACCAACTCTTAAAGATCCACCATAAGCTACATTAGGTCCAAATAAAGCATATGAACTATCTCCTGCCGAAATATGCAATTTAGCTGAAGGACTAGTTGTACCAATACCTAGATTACCACCAGCTGTAAGATACATTCTAGTACTACCATTAGTACCAAAATAAATAGGGGCGTTAGCCCTGTTCCATACATAACCTTGATTACTACTATCCTGACCATATAACATACTAGTAGATCCCAATGTATTCCCATTACCTGATACTTCTATGTAAGCATTTGTTCCAGCTCCTCTGTAAACAGATATGGCACTTATAGGTGTTGGTGTACCTACTCCTAAGTTACCATCAATACCTAAGTCACCTAATGCAGGATCAACATTAGTGGATGCGCCAACATATATTGAACGGGATTGTATGTTATCAAATCTACTTGCCATATTATATTATTTTCACAAATTTAAAGGTAATAGTAGTGTTAGCAAAGTGAGAATAGTTTGCTGATATTTGGAATCTACCGTTACCTCCATCTGCAGCTGTTTCTTCTTTGGTTCTTAAGTAAAGTACCGTGCTATTAGCAGCATGGCCCATGCGGTGTAGTGCTATTTCTGATGCAGAAGGTGTGCCTGATTGATTAGTATCATTTTGAAACCAAGTAAATGTACCTGAGTAATTATAAGTATAGTGTGCTCCACCTGTAGAATTGTCATTTACATACATATTTACTATCCAAGTACCTGATGTCAACACATTGTTTGCTCTAGTAAATACATCTACCCAAGTACCGTCTACAACCTGACCTACCCAAGTATAGTCTACTCTAGCATTAGGTAGTAAGTCATATACAGATGTAGCAGTAGGGACATCAGAACTATATGCTATTTTTTTCCAAGGCATCCAAGTACTAGCATACATTCTTACTCTACTATATATCTCATTTTCAGTGTTGCCTGCGCCATAAGATGTAGCAAGTTGGTGTACCCATCCTGCATCTGAATGTCTTTCAACAGTAACATAGAACCAACCTGCATTAGGGGCATTTCCTAAACTAGATCCTGCATAAAATCCAGCAGTAGTAATAGTATCTAAGTCAACACCACTAATTTGTATACCTTGATTATATTGGAATTTATCTACAAATGCTTGACCAGATACCTCAAGTTTTACAGTAGGACTAGTAGTTCCTATTCCAACATTACCAGATGCAGTAATGCGCATAGCCTCAGCAGCATTTGAATAAAAAGACATATATCCACCAAACCCACTTGGATTTGCTGATATTCTAAATTCACCACTATTTGGTTGCCATTTTATAGATGAGTATTCTGTAGAATCACCAGCAGCAGCAGCAAAAATAATTCCTCTATAATCACTATTAGATGCAGCGCTAATTCTTATTCCAGAATTACCATCAACATGTAGTTTTGATAAAGGACTAGAAGTACCAATACCGAAGTTACCTACATTATCAATAGCCATAAAGCTAGAGCTACCCCTACCTATAGAATATTTATCACCACCTACACTATTAACTCCAATACCAAGATCCCAATATGTTGTAAAAGAAGAATCACTAGCAAATCTGATTGTAGAGCCAGTTAATGTTCCTGTATACCCATTTACTCCGTTTTGAACATAAACAATATGTGGATTAATATGCATAATCCACTTGTCTGCTGCGGTGCTATATAATGTTGGATATTGAATATCTCCATACCAAGATGAAGTTGTTCCACCTAAAATTGCCTGCGCATTAGATGTTCCAGACATTTTAATATAACCATATACATCTAGTCTTTGGCTAGGACTAGATGTTCCTATACCAACATTACCGACCGATGTGATACGTACTTTTTCTCCACTTCCAGGTGCTAATATTTGATCTCCAGAAGCGTATAAATAAGAAGCATTAGAGTTAATGTAAATAGCTCCAGCTCTTGTACCATCACCCCAAGCTATATTGTTCCCATTATATCCTGTGCTTCCTACACTTCCTACTTGTAATGTATTGAGTGGATTAGTTGTAGCGATACCAACATTACCACCTGCTGTAATTCTCATTCTTTCAATAGGATCGTTCCACCCAACACTTACATCATTAGTGTAAAATGCTAAATGAGCTTGACCATAAGATGCAGTTCCTCCAGCTTGAAGTTGTCTAATTGATGCACCAATAGCAAGACTGTAATGCTTTCTAAAATTAATACCTGCAATAGCTTGACCATCTGTTGTTGACTCAATTGGCATTGATGAAGAAACAGAAATGTATGGAATAGATTCTGTTACATCTAATCTTGTATACGGAGCAGTGGTTCCAATACCCACATTAGTGCCATTGTCATAAAGAACGCCTGTGCTGATATTTGATGATGAGGTCCAACGTGCTACATAATTAGCAGTACCACTACCTGTAACTGTACCTGCACCTACAGGAACCTCAATAATGTTACCGCTTGAGTCAACTGCTAAGTCATACGCGCGAGTACCTGTTTTAGTCCCTGAACCATATTGGTTAAATCTAATAGCACCTGCATCAGATAGAGTCATGGTTTCAAACCTAGTACCTGATGTATTTGTATTGTAAAAATACAAGAACCCTGAGGCCTCAAACCTCATGTATGCTTGACCTAATGAAGTATTAATACGTCCAAATCCATAAGGAGATGCACCATCATTAGTTACGTTGTAACCAAATCCTCCATTGTTCCAAGATATACCAGGCTCTGATACCCACCACCCCATTTGTACAGTTCCTGCACCAGATCCATTGACCGATGCTGGGAGTATATTATCAAATCTAGTATTGTCATGATTAGCCTCATTTACAATTCCGTTGGTAGCTCTAAAATTACCTGCTACATCAAGTTTGTATCCTGGTGATGAATTACCTATACCAACGCTCCCAGCTCTAGTAATTCTTACCTTCTCAGTATTATCTGTATAAAATGCTAAGTCTGCCCAACTTCCGCCTGATACTTCAGGTCTAATGTAAATATTATTAGTAGTAAACCTTAAAGAAGATCCATTTGCAATAAATAGGTAATCATTAATAAATGTATTACCTTGCACTTCAAGTTTATAAGAAGGAGTACTTGTGCTAATACCAACATTACCACCATTAGCGGCAAGAATTAAATTAGGATCACCGCTAGATACATTTTCAAACTGAACCATACTTTTCCAAGTAGATCCATTGTAAGCACCCAACACAACCTTACTACCTGCCGTCCCCTGTGCACTTGGTATAATTGCTAAGTTGTTATTAGCAGTTGCCCATGTGCTGAGTAATATACCAGCAGGTAGATCACCAAGACCGTTGTATGCTACTGTGAAGTCTATACGGCTGTTAGCACTTTGGAATCTAACGTCACCAAAAACATCTAAAGTCTTGCCAGGAGCTGTTGTATTTACACCAACAAGTGATCCTGTATCATATAATATCCCTGTGCCAATGTTAGAAGATGATGTCCATCTCGCCACATAGTTAGCAGCACCTGTACCTGTGACAGGGTTAGTAATGACTGACTGATACTGTGGTATGTTTAATGTACTACCTATCAACGTAGCAGCTCCACTTGTACCTGTAGTAGTAAGTGTTATTGCGTCCTGCTTATTGTTGAATGTATTCCAGTCATAATAACTAAGATAACCATCTGTAAATGGTGTTGCCTGAGTGATGCCAATAGTACCACTCCCCGTTATAGTACCACCTGTAAGTGGTCCACTAGTAGCAATACTTGTAACTGTACCAACTGACCAAGATCGATCAGCTGATAGGTCGTAAGATATACCATTGATCTCAAGACGTCTACTGCTTGGAACACCGCCTAACCCACTCAAAGTATAGTTAGGTATGTTTAGTGCACCTGTGCTATTGTTATATGTAGACGCACCGCTTGAGCCGCTAGTCGTTAAAGTAATAGACTGACGTGCTCTAAGCTGTGTGAAGTATAAGTTTGTTGCTCCCTCAGGTATGTTGTCAGTAGTTAAACTAACAGCACCTGTCTGCCCGTTTACAGATGTAACTGAGTCAGTGTTGTCGACCTGCTGCCATGCTGTACCGTCAAAGATAGCCCAGTCACCTACGTTCCAGTCGGTGATGCCGTCAAGGTTAGTACTACCTGCAACATTGACAATGTAGTAGTAACCACGAGTACCCACACCACTAGCTAAGGCAGGTGTATTTGTAGAAGCGTTCCACGTCCCTTGATAGACAGAACTACCGATCAAACCATTGATCTGATTCTGAAGCTTACCAAAGGCCGTTAAGATGCTGTCAGACGCACTAATCGATCCGCCTGTTATGTTGACACCTGTGAGCACTTTTGCGGTCACAGAGGCGTTATTTAGCGTCACTGAGGCGGTCCCTGGACCTGATCCAGTTGCCTCACCTGATAGTGAAGTGATATAGTTGCCAGCTGGCTGCTTACTGTTGAATGTAGTCCAATCAGCAGAACTTAAGTAACCATCGTCAGTACCACTTGACTGACTGATTGTTATGTTGGGAGTTGTGCCTCCTGAAGAACTTAGTGGAGCAGATGCAGTTACTGATGTAACTGTACCTATTGTTGGTGTTGTTGGAACCCAAATGCTACCGTTATATGTAAGCACTTGACCACTTGTTGCACCAGTGACATTGATATCTTGAATGTCTTTAATCTTAGGCATCACATGCGGCCTAACAAGCAATGTTCCCTGCGTGCCATGTGATCTTACAACAGCAGCTACAAGAATCTTAGCATTAGGAGCCGAAGGCTCCGTTGACGTCAACGCACCCGGAGTAGACCCACCAGCCGCAAAGTATAATATTGTTCCCTCAGGATATGCTAGAGTATTTAGATCTCTAACCTTACCAAAAGACGTTACATATCCAAAGTCATTTGTAGCAAAATCTTGAGTAGCTACACCTACAAAGTATTCAGAATTAGCATTAATCTCAGACGGTACAGCTCTCTTAATTAATAAGTGACTACCTTGAGCCCCTGCAAACTGAACAGCTTGACCATTAGTGATTGCCTCAGTGGCTTTTGCATAGAAATATAACTCTTGACCAGCCTGCAATGTGACGCCATTAAGCATCCCCATGTCGAAGGTACCATCAGTTTCATTCCAGCCAATCTGAGCAGTAGATACAACATGAACAGTGTTCTGATCTACCTCTAGATAGTCAGCCTTTAAAGAATGAGCGCCAAGATCAACGTCAGTGATTGCACCTGTATATGGTACATATGTTGTACTAATTATGTTCTTTGGACGACCATCTGGACCTATAATCTCCAGGTGATCATAACCAAACATATTACCATTTACATCTACTACTTGCATCTTATCACGTTAACATTAGGTAGGTCAGACCCTTCTATTATAAAAGTTGTTCCGGCTACACTAGATGTCGCTGTGATATAATCTCCCTCGTCAAGATGATACTTAAAAGTGTCTGTAACTGTATCGCCTGCTGATAGGTTTATTGAATATACTTTAGTTGTGCTAGCTGTAGCTGCGGTATATTTTGACACTGTTAAAATATAGGCAATAGGGTTATTGAACCTCATCGAATACAACTCAGATATGTTGTTCTCCGGGGCTGTATGTAAAATCGTCCCTGAGGTCGATAAAGTACCCTGATTGCTAAATTTACCGGTCATACCAATATGCAAATACCGATTACCATAAAGCTACAATGTTTGAAGCTTCTGTACCAGTAGCAAATACCCTAACTACCTGCACAGGAAGAAAAGTACCATTAGGTACATTTACAAATGTAATCTCATCATTAGCTTCAGTCAAAACCTTTACAGATCCACCAGTACCAATATAAAGAACACAAGGCCAATTGATAGTTGCACCATCACCACCAACATATGCAATGTTAGCAGTATTGCTAGGAGTTACAGCAGCGCCTCTTGTAGGTTGTAATTTTTGATATGCCATCTTTTCTATTTTTTTACGCTCTTGCCGTTTGCTCCGTTTCGAGCGCGATTCTTACTTGGGTTTTCTTTTACAAATTTACCACTTTTTGTGGAACTCATGTCAGGGCCACCCTTNCCATAAATACCACGTTCGCGACGCTCAGCATTGTGCTCAGATCGGTATTTCTTTCGCTCAGGAGTAGCGTTCAACTCACGCTGATATTCACGCCTCTTCTCNGCTGCCTTCGGATTGGCCGCGTAATACTTCGATGTCTTGCTTTGTCCCATATAGTAGTTTGTTTATCAGTAGGTTAGGATCATTTAGAGCTTCTTGTCTCTCCTTGCATCCGCAGTCCTCGCCAACTAGTTTGTCGATACCAGTTGCCTCAGTAATAGCTGCAATAGTGTCACCTAGACCCTTGTGTCTTTTTAGGATGATCATCCCTTTTTCCATTTAGTACTAGGTGATGCAGTCTTGCTTGGACTCCACTTCACCTTGTCAGCCCAGTATGCTGCGCTCATTTTACCCTTAGATATATTCTTAGCATGGCGACTCTTGAAAGCCTCTCTCTGACCAACTGTTTGATTGGTCTTAACGCCCTGCTGGCCGAAGCGGATAGTCTTTACTTGGTCACCTTCTTTAGCAACCACAACGTGGCTCTTAGTCGCATGACCAGGGGTGCGCTTAGGCTTATTGAAGCCCTCAACGCCCGCTCTTTCTAACCTTGGATCCTTTGCCATCTTTCTTTGCTGTTTTAGCGGCCTCTTTGAAGCTCTGAGCAGTCGGTGCTCCCTTCTCGCCTGGTTTACGCATTTTCTCGCCTGATCCAGCTTTAATTCGCTCTCTCTTTGCGTGAATGTTGCTATATAGTCCCATATTGAATATATTTGTACAAATATAATGAAAAGAATAATCAAACGCGATAAGAACTATGAACGTCGTGAGTTAACTTACGACTTCCTAGGAGATTGGTCCATCGTTAGACGTTGGGCACAAGTCAATTACAATCTAAGCCTAGCTGACCTAGAAATGATACTGTTCTTACACAAGAAGAGATTGTTCACAAGGGCAGACTTTGCAAACTTCGCCAAGTTTATGGACTGGGATAGAGATCGCTTTGACAGGCTACTGCGCGAAGATTGGATCTACATATGGCGCAAACGTGGATTTGGAGAGGCAAACATGTATGAGATCTCATTTAAAGCCAAGAAGATGGTGACGTCTATCTACAAGAAACTGACCGGCCTAGAGCCAATACCGGTATCACCAAGACGAAATAAGGCGTTCCGTAAGAACGCCCCATTCCACCAAAAAACATTAGCAAACGCTATAATCGGGTTTAACGACAGGTTTAAAGAACAACAACAACGTCCTTCTCCTGGAGAATCGTATAGCGAGTTTCATTGATCAATACGTCGTGGCTGCTGACCTTGTCATACAGCACAGTGTCACCGTACTGAATACCAGATACTTGCATACCTACGTCAAAGACCTTACCCTTGTGGTAACGCATCTCACTAGAATCCTCACCGGTTAAAAGCAGACCACTTTTAGTCTGCTTCTGCTCGTTTACTCGCTCAACGAGCAAGTACTTATTTAATACCCTCATCTGCTCTAATATTTGTAATAATTGCGTTTGTACTTAGGATCGTAGTAGCTACAGACACAGCGTTCATCAACGCGTTCTTTGTAACCTTAGCCGGATCAACAATACCAGCCTTCATCATGTCAACATACTGCTCAGCCTTCACGTCATACCCTTCATTCTCGATAGGCATGATACCGTCCATAATTGCGTCAGCATCCTTACCTGCGTTTGTAATNATCTGCCACATCGGNGNTCTAAGNGCTTTCGTCATGATCTGAGCGGCAGGTGAACCTGACATGATAGCATTTGACTCGTTNAATAGTGCTACACCACCTCCAGGAAGAATACCCTCCTCTAAAGCAGCCTCNACAGCACACACAGCATCGTCAATGCGGTCCTTCTTCTCNTTCTGCTCAATGTCNCTCAACGCACCAACGTAGATGACAGCAACACCACCCGATAGGTTGGCAGCTCTCTCCTTGCGGAAGTCCATCTCCTCCTTACTGATACCCTCAAAGATGGTCTCATTGATCTCAGTGATACGAGTGTCAATAGCCTCTTGAGAGCTAGCATACGGCATAAAGATCGTATTGTCCTTACCAACAATGACCTTAGAGCAACGACCCAAGTGAGCAACATCAACCAATGACAAGTCGTCACCAGTGTCCTCACTGAAATATGTTCCGCCCAAAGCGATCGCTAAATCTTCCAACAAATCTTTCTGACGGTAGCCAAAACTTGGAGGCAAGATGTTACATGCCTTGATTTTACCCTGTACTACGTTGATATTCAACGTGTTAAGTGCGGCTTGGCTCATCTCACCGATGATAAGTAGTGGCTTGTTATGTGCTACAATGTGCTGTAGTATCTTCTCAATGTTTAACAAGTTACTGATCTCTTGGTCAGTGATCAACACATATGGGTTCTCCAACACAGCCTCCTGGCGCTTGTAGTCAGTGATAAAGTGGCGACTAGTCCAACCACGGTCAGCCTTTAATCCCTTGATCACCTCAACATATGTATTATGGTCCTTACTGTTCTCAACTGATACCATCTTAACCTCAGCGAACGCGTCAGCGATCATACCACCGATCTCAGTGTCATTATTTGCACTGATTGAAGCCACATCTCTGAGCTTCTTGCCTGATAACTTCTTAGATCGCTTGGTTAAATGCGTCACAACGTCTGTTGTAATGCTATTAATCTCACGAATTACCTCGGTTACGTTGTCTTCCGGCGTCAAGACGTCAGATGCAGCATCGATAATAGCCTCAGCTAACACAACACTCGTCGTTGTACCGTCACCAGCAACCGTTGCAGTCTTCTCAGCAGCCTGTCTGACCATCATAACAGCCAAATTCTCTACCGGATCGAAGAGATTGATCGACTTAGCGACAGTTACACCGTCCTTTGTGACCGTTATTCCACCAACATGATGCTCTGATTCAATCAAGACCGTTCGGCCTCGCGCACCTAAAGTGCTTTTTACTGCTCCAGCGATCGTTTTGATGCCTTTAATGAGCTTTTTTCGACCTTCGTCGCCTAAATGAACGTGTTTTACTACCATTTTATTCGATTTTTGTCACAAATTTAAGAATTTTTGCGACATATGACAACAACGACAACAACCGTTTTCTATTACTTATCCTTATTAGTTTTTTGAATTGTATTTTTTTCTTTCCCTAGTCTATTTTTACTGTTGTTGTTGTTGTAAACAAAAAACCCCTCTTTTGGAGGGGCTTCGTTGGAATTACTAAAGTATTATTTTGAAGCTCTAAACGGCTGAACCATACTCTTGTCGTAGAACTTGTTCTTCTGATTTGACAACTTGCCAGCAAACTGAGCTGCTCTCTTGTACTGCTTAGCCTCGTCTCGCATCATCTTAACACCCTCAGCATTACCCTCAGCTTTATACTGCTTAGCAAGTCCTTTAGATGTTTTAGCCTCAGCCTTGAACATTGACTTAGTCTGATCAGCACCAGATGCTACATAAGACTCAAATTGTTTTGTCTCACGCTTGTAACCTGCAGGAGTCTTCGTCTTAACAACACCAGCTCTAGCAGCACCAAGCTCACCTTTTGGATTGGTAGCTCTAACAAGTCCATTTTTACCACCAGTCTTAGCAGCCTTAGTACCCATAGTAGATACATTTCTTGATGGNGCCTCAAAAGTTGGTTTCTCAGTAGCCTTGTACTGCTTCAATGAACCCTTCTTAGTAGTGATNTNAGCCTTNTTGGTTGNCATTTTGTCCAATTGAACNNTTGACCAATCGGCAGGAGAAACTTTTGATGGAGCTGTTGGTTTAACCATTGATCCATGGAAACCAGATGGATCATAAATGTTTTTAGAACTTTTAGGTACCTCAATGTTAGTAAAAGTATTTGATCCAGGGTGGTTTGATTGATAAACCTTATTAAATTGAGCCTCCTCAGTTGGATTCAACTTACGCATAGCTGCCTTACCACCTACGAATTCAGTGTATTTTCTATTCTTACCCATATTTGGGTTATACTCCTTCATCTTGCTCTCGTAAGATGAAAGATCACCTTGATACTTCTTGTATGCAGCATCCTGTGACTCTAACTCAGAAGCAGATGTAAGTTTTCTTGGTGGCGTAGTAGTCTTAGAAGCCAACCTGTTTGTGCGCATCATTGCCATTGTATAACGATTTTAAAAATTAACAAGTTTAGTACCAACTCATTCGCTGGCCATTCAGCATCTCCTGGAAAAATCTCCAGGCCGACCACTAGGCCGAAAGTCGGAACGAGTAGGATTGTCATGGTACAAATATAATGATTATTAGATATATAGAATTAGCGGGTAATACCCCCAATCTGCGCGGCCGGGCGCGAAAGGAAAACGATCTGCATTTTGGGGTGGGGGGTCTACTTTTGGGAAATTTCGGCCGGATTTTTTGGCTTTTGGTTGGTGCCGTCCGTTTGACATGAGACCAAGCTAGGACGGGCTACAGGCTGTGCTGTCGTTTGTCGTGTCTCGCGCTAGGCCTGTCATATAATTAGCATTATGTTAAATAGAATAGACTTTGAGACCAATCGATAGGCCTGCCTGCCCGCCTGCCTGACGGCCTGCCGTTCGTTTGTTTGCGAGGTTGATCACGCTTCTGAAGAGAGGAGGTTACACCCGCCGTTCAATTCACGTATCAAATATATATTAGGCATCTTGTTCTTATGTAGTGTTTAACTCACTGATTCTAAAGCAATTAGCCGTCAGACAGACGTGTCTCTTATTTAGAATGATTATTAATTAGCATATAAAATGAAAAATATTGTTTAAAACATTTGCACAATCCAAACCTTATGACTAGTTTTACATCAAGCAAACGAGCTAATAACACTTGAAATAAGACACTATATATCGGTGACCACTGACCAATGCTTAGTCCTCTGCAATGTGACAAGGTGAAAGTAATAAGTAGGGTAAGGCGGTGGTAATAAATTCCAAGCTAGTGTCGAATAAGATAGCAAGCCCTCAGGCGTTACGATGACGAATCAGTATACTCAGGGTGACCCAAACGATAAAGCTTTACTAAGCGCCTTTCGAGGACAACGCCTAGGTAAAGCGGTTCAAAGTAAGTCTGCTACACAGCTCTAAGCTCAGTTCATTGACATCATGTAAGACAATAAACTAACTAGGTAGGTCATACTAGTCCGGTGCGGTAAGTATAAAGACTCCGCTAAGCCGGGGCGCTCGATACACTACTCAGGTGGTCGACGTCAAGCTCACAGGCCAAATGGTGATGCCTGTAGAGATTAAAAGAGGGCATGCAGTTTCACGTGGCATGCAAACATTAGGTGTAGTTAGAATGACTAATTAATGAGAGCGATACTCACTGCACCACTAAACTAAAACAACATGGAAACAAGAGTAATCAGAATCGAAGGCCGTTATGAGATAATTGGCTTCTTTCAGGAAGGCGTGTTAGTTAAGACTCGCAAGTTATTAATCCCATTCAGATACAGATGAACGAAAAAATCAACATGAAGCAGGCGCTAGTTAATGCGCTCATTCAATCAGAAATCAACAGAGGTAGAACAAATATCTCAAAACAAACAATTGCCAACTTTGGCTTATTCGCTAACAAATTAATACACCCAAAAAAATGACAACTCTCAAAACATTCAAAGCACTTATCAACGGGACGTTGGTAACTGTAGACCAATTGCACAACGGCGGTCAGGACATCCGCTACAAATTGCATCGCACAAGCTATACCAAAAATGGTTGGAAAGTAGTATTAATTGAGACAACGCTCAAAGCAGATAACTTTTGGAAACTTAACCCTCAAATTCAAAAATAACATGAAAGCAGTAATCTTTTTAGCCAAGGCGTTCAACGCCATCATGGGCACATCAGTAGGCGTAGCAGTAGCATTCGCATTGTACAAAGTATTAACAGGTCAAACGGGAGGAATGTCAATATGAATTTATATGAAATCAAGTGGTATGTCTACGATGAATTAGTAGAGGCCAAGAACGAAGCTTATTGGTGTGAGTCTGACTTGACTGATAGATGGAACAAAAGCATCAACGGTCTTCATGACATCATTCGCTATGAATATAAGCTAATCAAAGAAATCAATTTACCTAATTTGATATGAAGAAATTTGCAAGAAGATGCGACGCTACGGGCAAAGGCATCAACGAAGGATGGGTATGGGGCGAAGGCACATACTACACATCAACTGTAGAAAACACAATAGCAGAATTGCGTAGCGACATTCAAGATGGAGCTTATGATTTTGATGAGGTAGGTGCAGATGAGCTATTGAAATTATCAGACGACCAATTATTGCAGTACGCATACGACAACGATGTGCTTTACTACACCGAATGGGAAGAAATTGACGACGACTGCTACTACGATGCAGACGGTAACGAATTTAACAACTAGAAATCATGATAAAATTTGCAGTTCACCACACGTTCGATTGTATGGATTACAACGAGCATTTTTACTTCGAGACGTTCGAAGATGCCCATAAGAAATTCGCTGAAATCAGGCAGTCAATCATTGACCG